GTGCTTATGGTTCTACTTACACTGACAACGGTAACCTGGCTGTTTCTGACAACCATGCTGTTCGTCGTTCGGTGTCTCGTACTAATGGTACTAGCACCGGCTCTGGTGTGTTCTCGGAGACTCCAGGTCTTCGTACTGCATACGTTGGTGTTGAGGCCGATTCTCCGGCTCTTGATGCTACCCGTACTGCTGTCTGATTTATAGCAATTGGGATCCCTTCACTGGGGTCCCTTTTTTTTAATTCTTTTATAACGTCATCGTTATGCCGTATACCAATAACGCTCAGGCTGAGCTACAAGCTGTTAATGAAATTCTGGCGTCTATTGGTCAGGCGCCTGTTACCACCATTGAGGCACAGACTGTCACCTATGAGGATGGTTCTACTGTCGAAGCTGTAATCAACCCGGAAGTTGCAATTGCATATGAGACCTTAATGCAAGTCTCTCGGGAGGTACAGGCAGAGGGGTGGGCATTTAACCGAGAGGTTGAATATCCATTTACTCCTGATTCTAATGGCTATCTATCAGTGACTGGTAGTATGCTACAAATTGACTTAAGTAGTATATTTGAAAACAGTGACTTCGATACTGTTGTAAGAAATGGTAGACTGTATGATAAGATCGGTCATACAGATGTCTGGGATACAACTAAAACCTACAAGGTAGATGTGGTCTGGTATTATGACTTCGTTGATCTACCACAAGTATTCAAGGATTACATCATATCACGAGCTGCAACACGTTGTGCTATTAGGCTGGTGGGTGATGTAAACTTAACTCAAACATTGGCTTCATTTGAAACATGGCGTAGAGCTAATGTGATGGAATATGAATGTAATGAAGGTGATTACACTATGTTTGGCTTCAAACAAGGTGAAGGGTTCTACAGTAGCTATAAACCATTTAAGGCACTTGCACGATGACTTCAGTTTCTCAACGTATACCTAGCTTCATTGGTGGTGTTTCCCAACAGGCTGATGAAAAGATGCTGTTGGGTCAAGTCAAAGACGCTCTTAATAGTTACCCTGATATTACTCTTGGTATGCTTAAGAGACCTGGTGGTAAGTTTCTTGGTAAGCTTGCTAGTCTTACAGCTAATACTGCTGATTCTGCTTCATGGTTTAGTATCTTTCGTGATAACCAAGAGAAGTATGTAGCTACTATTTCTTCTGCTGGTGTACCTAGGGTATGGAACCTATTAACTGGAGCTGCTGCTACTGTATCTTATCCATCTGGTAAGCAAGCATCTATTGAGAGTTACCTAACTGCTACTGATTATCGTAGCATCAAAACGCTCACAATCAACGACTTTACCTATATTGTCAATAGTGAGAAAACAGTAACTGCCAAAGCTGCTCCTACGTATAATACAAAGAGGCAAGCTACTATTATCATTACTGGTGTTGAACACGGCACACTGTACAGGGTAACCATTAACGGTACTAATTACGATTACACAACACCGTCTGCTGGTGGTGGTAACCTAAGAATTACTGATGTTACTTCTGGTATCTTCGCTGCTATCACTGGTAACTTTGATACCAAAACTATTATTGATAATACGCTTTACCTGACCTTTAGTACGGATACTAATGTATCTGGTTACGCAGGTGTTACTGGTAAGGATCTTCGTGTATTCCAAGATTCAATTGATACATTCTCAAGACTACCTGAACAAGCTTTTGCTGGTCAAATCGTAAAGATTAATAATACATCAGCAGATAAGGATGACTTCTATCTGAGGTATGTACAACCCAATGGTATTGCAAGTACCTATAGTCAATCCGGTACTACAGTAACGGTAACAACATCGACACCACATGGTCTCACAACTAATAATTTAGTTAATGTTGCTGTTACAAGTGGCAACGCTGTAAGTGGTAACTATAAAGTTACTGTTACAAGTACTACTGTATTTACTTATACTGCAGGCACTAGCCTAACTACCACTGGTAATACTAATATATTTACTGCAGCTTCTGCTGGCTACTGGGAAGAAACGGTTGCTCCTAATGTAAGTACTGGGTTTAATGAGAACACAATGCCTGTTGTTCTTATTCGTACAGGACTAAGCCCACTTACATTTAGGGCTACATTCTTGGATGGATCAGAGACAGTTAATAACCTACCACTACTGTGGGAACCACGTCTTGTAGGTGATGAAGAATCCAATAGTCAACCTAGCTTTGTAGGGAATACCATCCAAGATATTTTCTTGTACAACAATAGGCTTGGATTCCTGACTGAAGATAATGTCTCCATGTCTCAAGCTGGTGACTACTATAACTTCTACAATAAATCAGCAACGACACAAACAGCAGCTGATCCTATTGACCTTAGTTGTGCCAGTATTAAACCAGCTACTGTACGTTCAGTTATACCTATCACACAAGGTTTGCTGTTGTTTAGTGATAGTCAACAGTTCCTTATGGAAGCTGAAAACGGTGCATTTACACCAGCTAATGTCACAATCAATGCTATCGCTAACTACGAATGTGATCGTTACATCAAACCAGTTGATCTAGGATCTACTGTACTGTATGTTAGTCGTAACCAAAGCTGGGCTAGGGCATTTGAGATCTTTACCAGAGGCCAACGTAACTCACCTAGTGTTACTGAAACTACAAAGATCGTTCCTGAGTGGATGCCGCAAAGTATCACAGAAGCCGTAGGAAGCGCCCAGAATGGCCTGTGGGTGGCCTCTAGTCGTACTTCCAAGTATATGTACCTCCATAGGTTCTACGAGCAGGGAGACGAGCGTCCTATGGCTGCATGGGTACGTTGGTTGTTACCATCTAATGTGATTTATACAGCAATCCAGAATGATGTTCTCTACGTCATTACTAGCGGTACGGAAGGTTATATTGCAAATCAATATAAACTGGTACAAGCACCTAGCACTGGTGGACTCATTAATAGTCTCGGTAATACTGTAGATCCTTATCTTGATGCATGGTGTGAAGTAACTGATGCTGCTATGGTGTCACCAGTGCCTCCTACTGCTCCTAGTTATAGTAACACTACAACTGTTACAAAGGTCTACCTACCTACATATTTTAACACCACTAAAACTATCAGGTATGTTGTAGGACTCATTAAACCAAGCGGTACTGGTACTCAATCTGGTTACACTAATGTAGCTACAATACTTAGTGATGGTGGTGGTTCTTATTTTAATATTCCTGGTGATGTAACTGGTAACTTTATCTATGTTGGTTATGAATATAACATGGAAGTAACCCTACCTAGATATTATTATTCACTGGGTCAACAGGGTGTAGACTTTACAGCTGTTACTACAACATCTCGTATGGCATTCTACACAGGTCTTGGTGGTGATATCTATTTCAGCATTAAGGATCGTAATAGACCTGAATGGTTTAGTATTAGTGGAGCACAGATTGCTGACTTCTACCCAGCTAATACATCACCATTTAGGGATACCTTTGTCTATAAAGTACCCATCTATCAAAGACCTGATAACTATACGATGAAAGTAACTTCTAATACTCCATTCCCTGTTAGCCTTGTGTCTATGCAATGGGAAGGACAATACTCACCTGGTTTCTATAGGAGGACCTGATGGATCTAATTAGTCTTGGTATTGCAGGCGTTAGTTCTATCCTTGGTGGCATAGGTGGACAAGCAGATACTAATGCACAAAATAGAGCTATTAATGCTCAATACCAACAAAATCTCCAGTCATGGAAATTTGGTAAACAACGCCTTAGAGCTGATTGGAAACACAGCAATAAACAATGGCGTCTTAATAAGCAAGATGAAAGAACTCTTGCTAATTTCAAAGATGCTACTAACCTTCAGAATTGGCAGCAAGAATTAAGGATTCAAGACTTTGAGTATGCTTCTCAGATGAAGCAATATGCTAAGTCTCAGCAAATCTTTAAGCAACAACTTACCTTCAACCAAATGGCACAAGTTGCCGCTAATGAAGCTGAGTACCGTAAGCTAGAAGATTCTATGAAGGAACTTGCCTTCCAGAATCAAGATATTGTTATTCGTGCTTTACAAACTGAAGGTGCTGCTGCTGTTAAAGGGCAACAAGGTAGGAGTGCAGAGAAAGGTGAACAAGCTGAGTTTGCTGCATTAGGTCGTAACCAAGCAATCCTTGCTGAGTCACTACTCAGTGCTAAAGCTGATACTAGTGCTGCTCTTCGTAAGATTGCTAACGATAGATTCGGTGCTGATCTTGCAGCAGAAGCCAGCCGTATGCTTAAACCTGATCGCTTGCCTGCACCTCCCAAGCCACTTAAAACACCAGTCAGTAGTGCTGAATCTGGTAGACCACGTAAACTTAGAAGGTATGACTTCGGTCCAAGGCCTACTAGAGGTGCTATGGCATCTTCTGCTGGGTCATGGATTGGAGCCGTTGGCGGGCTAGCAAGTAGTGCAGCAAGTATTTATGCTGCTGGTAAATCACCTGCATCTGGTTAAATAGAATCATTAAAAAATGGATCAAGTAAGTTACAGAGGGTACGCCCGGAGTTTAGGTTTCGATCCTATTAAAGCACCAACGGAAGGTCTTGCTAGAATGCAAGAACGAGATAACCGTATCATACGTGGTATGGAAGATAACCGTAGGGCTGTTAAGGAGGTAAGAGACGAATATGGTGCTGGACTTGAACGTAAGCTCAGCATTGAAGCTAGAGATCGTGATCAGAATTATCAATGGGAATCAAAGCTTGCTGAGAATCGCCAAAAGGCTATCAATGTAAATGCCCAAACACTTATTCAAAGTGAGCTTCAACAAGGTAAGAACACTACTGCTGCCTTAGAAAGCCTTGCTAAATTCAGCACTACTATTGCTGATGGTATTACTGAGTATCGTAAGCAACGGGATGAAGCTGATAAGATTCAAGGTGCATATCTTGTAGCATCTGGTCAAATCTCTCAAGAAGAGATTAGGAATACTCTTATCGCTAAGACACTGCTTAAGTCTTCTGGTCAAGCTACTAATGAAATCGTTGGTGGTTTACAGCAACGTAATGCTAATCCCTATCTAGTTAGTAACCTTGCATCCAGCAATAAGGCACTTCATGTTGGCATGATTGAAGCCTATGCTAGGCAGACCCTTAATGGTTATCCTGCATGGGCTCAAACTAAACTAGATGAACAAGGAATCATTACAGCTGAACAGCGGCTTGCTGCTGCCCCTCAGTTGCTTGGTGACTTCCTTAAGGAGAATGGTCTACTGGATGTTAATCCAAAGGCCATCATGGAACCCCTACAGCGTGCTAATCAAGCCTATAGTGGCCTTGTAGAAGCTGCTAGGAAGTCTGATATCCGTAATAAGTCTGATGATATCAGGTCCCAAGCTAAGCGCTTACTGGTAGAGAACCCTACTGGTGAGTCGTTCATGGAAGCATTCAATATGATTGCTACCACATATGCTGAAGATGGTGCTACTCCATTGGGTCGTAGGGGTGCTAGGGATGAACTGATTAAGCTTACCTCTGATACTACACTGTTCTCTGATCAACAGGTAGAGCAGATCTGGTCTAATGCTATGACCGATCAAGGTAGTATGAAGGATCGGTTCAAGGCTGAGTATGATCAACTGCTTACTGAACGTCAAAAGGATAAGGAAGCTGAGTTTCAAATCATTGATGCTCAAGAACGTAGGGAAAATAAAAGGCAAGAAGAGCAACTGCTTGATTGGATCAAGAACAACAACCCTAACGAAGAAACACTTACTTCTATCATTAAAGAAGCTAAGACAAAAGGTCTTTCAACCGATCGTCTTCAAGCATACCTTGCCTTTACTACTGAACAACAGAATGCTGACTTCTGGACAAAGCAGTTTAGAGAGCAGTATGAATTAGGTACTCTTAGTGCTGATGATGTTGATCAACCTGGTGTACCAATTGAAGTACGTGAGACATGGAGAACACGTGCTCAACAGTTGGATCAAAAGCGTTCTGATTCTGGTATCTCATCGGAAACCATCAAGGCTGAACTTACTGATGCACTTAAGCAAAACTTGATTGGTGATAGTACTAATCGTAGTGCTCACTACAGTCTACGTGGTGCTTCTGATTATGCACTTAAGTTGTACACTAAATCATTC